ACTTTTGCACAAGCCGCAAGCCTTCAGCAGATGGTACAGCAAGCTACAGGAGCCGTTGACTCCGCTGGTATTGCTGGACAGGTTAACGGAGAAGCCACAGCCGCAGGCATAAGTATGTCGCTAGGCGCTATTATTAAGCGTCACAAGCGCACACTGATTAACTTCCAACAGTCGTTCCTGCTTCCGTTTGTAACTAAAGCGGCACACAGGTATATGCAGTTTGACCCTGAGAACTACCCCGTAGCTGACTACAAGTTTAATGCTACGAGCACTCTGGGCATCATTGCCCGTGAGTACGAGGTTACTCAGTTGGTGCAACTCTTGCAGACTATGAAGCAGGACAGCCCACTGTACCCTGTGCTGATCCAGAGCATTATCGACAACATGAACCTCAGTAACCGTGAGGAACTTATTGCGGCAATGCAACAGGCGGCACAGCCTAACCCGCAAGCACAGCAACTAGCTCAACTTGCACAACAAGCACAACTTGAGTTCCAGCAAGCACAGACTGCCGCATTGCAAGGACAGGCCGCAGAGTCTCAGGCTAGAGCAGGTAAATATGCTATCGAAGCACAACTTGCACCACAAGAACTTGAGATTGAAAAGATTGAAGCAATCACACGAAACCTCAGAGAAGGTGATGAAGACGATAAAGAGTTTGAGCGTCGGCTGAAGATTGCGGAAGTAGCAATAAAAGAAAGGGCAATGAACAACCAATCACCTAGAGGAGCAACACCCCGTGTTAATGACGCAAACAGAAATGACCAAGTTTCTAGACCAAATCAACCAAGCGTTCAGCGACCAGTTCAGCCGATTAGACCAACTGGAGGCCAAGGTCAAGGACCTAGAGGAGAAGGTTAATGACAAAGGAAAAGGACCCAAGGCTAGCACGGGCCGGGGTAAGCGGGTACAACAAGCCGAAGAAAACGCCTAATCACCCCACAAAGTCACACGTAGTTGTGGCTAAAGAGGGAGATAAGGTTAAAACCATACGATTTGGACAACAAGGGGTTAGCGGTGCTGGAAAAGATCCTAAAACTGCTAAAGAAAAAGCGAGGCGTAAGTCCTTTAAGGCTAGACACTCTAAAAACATTGCTAAAGGAAAGATGAGCGCCGCATACTGGGCAAACAAGGTGAAATGGTAAAATGGCTAAAGGCGTACCACACTACAAAAAAGACGGAACTCTGCACACAGGAGAAACCCACAAGATGCCTGATGGTTCACTGCACTCAGGTAAAACCCACACTAAAGCATCAGTGCCGCTGTTTCACATGAAAGACCTATCTAAAACAGCAAAGGAGAAAGCTATGAAAATGTATGGAAGCAAGAGCAAGCCTAAAGCAAAAGCCAAGAAAAAGTCAGCAACAAAGCCCAAGCGTAAACCGATGAAGCGAGGCTACTAAAGTGCCGTACTCAAAATACAGCCCAAAGCAAAAAAAATTAGCTAGGGTTGCAAAGCCTAGAAATAAGATTACAGGCGCTGATCTAAAAAAGGTACGGAAAAATGGCTCGCGCAAAAAGTAAATCTAAACCTAAAAAGGCAAATGACGCTTGCGCCCGTAAGGTCAAAGCACGTTACAAAGTGTGGCCTTCTGCGTATGCGTCTGGTGCTGTAGCTAAGTGCCGTAAGGTAGGCGCTAAGAACTGGGGTAACAAAAGTGGCCGTAAGAAAAAGTAAAAAAGGAGCGGCACTCAAGAAGTGGTTTAAGGAAGAGTGGGTTGACGTTAAGACGGGTAAGCCCTGTGGACGTAAGTCTGCTACTAAATCTAAACGTCCGTATCCCTCTTGTAGACCCAAAGCTGTAGCCGCAAAGATGACAAAAGCTGAAAAAGCGTCATCATCTAGGCGAAAAACAGGACCAGCTAGGATAAAACACGCCGTAACAGCATCGGGACGTAGGCGTAAAAATACCAAAAAAAGGTCTTGACTTTTAGTCAAAAATATGTTATAATAGGAGATATAGAGACAACCTTATGGCCTCACTAGATCAAGAAACAGAACAGTATTACAACAAGTACTTTGACCTGTTTAACACCGATGGTTGGAAACAGTTAATCGAAGAACTGCAACAGAACGCTCTTGTAATCAACAGCGTAGAAGCAACTAAAGATGAGAATGATTTGTATGTACGTAAAGGACAACTAAACGTACTTGCTTATATTCTTAACTTTGAGACAACTACTAATACTAATTACCAAGAGCTAGTTAGCGATGATTAAAGTATTTGATTTTCGCTGTACTAACGGACATATCTTTGAAGAATTTGTAGACGGAGGTACTACAACCAGTAGGTGCGGTTGTGGAGCCAACGCTACAAAAATCGTTTCAGCAACTCAACACATACTTGACGGTGCTTCTGGGGACTTTCCCGGCAGACACATGAAGTGGGTACGTGAACACGAGCAAGCTGGGCGATCTAGTCGGGAACCCTAGTCCTAGGTCACTTCCCATTTTAATCCTCCATAACCTGAATAATAGGCGGGGTAAGTTTACATTATGTCACGAGCACAACTAATTGATGAGCGTCCGGAAGAGGAAGCAACGGAAGAAACTAAAGAACTGACCACAGACACTGTAGAGACTCCTCAAGAAGAGGAACAACCTCAAGCAACAGCGCCTGATGTTCCAGAAAAGTACCAAGGTAAATCTGTAGAAGAACTAGTACAGATGCACCAAGAGCTTGAGAAGTTTTCAGGCAAGCAGAGTACGGAAGTTGGTGAGTTACGAAAGGTCGTTGATAACTACATCCAGACAGAACTCTCAAACCAACAAGCACCTCAACAACAGCAACAAGAAGACGATGACGTAGATTTCTTTGTCGATCCACAGAACGCTGTTAACAGAGCTATAGATAACCACCCTAAGATCAGAGAAGCGGAAGCTTACACACAACAAGCAAAACAACAGGCTACTCTTGCACAGTTGAAATCCAAGCATCCTGATATGGAAAGTATACTGCAAGATCCTAAGTTTGCTGAGTGGATCAAGGGGTCAAAAGTCCGAACACAGTTGTTTGTTAAGGCAGACCAAGGGTACGATTACGACTCTGCTGACGAACTGTTTAATCTCTGGAAAGAGAGAGCATCAGTAGCACAGCAGACCGCCAACGTTGAAAAACAGGCACGTAAGAACACCCTGAAGTCAGCTAGCACAGGCAACGCTCGCGGAACAGCAGAAGGGACACGCAAGAAAGTTTATCGTCGTGCTGACATTATTAAACTTATGCGAACAGACCCAGAGCGTTACCAAAGTCTTTCAGACGAATTACTGAAGGCATACGCAGAGGGTCGTGTACGCTAGCCTAACATTTAAGGAGAATTAAAATGGCTGGTGAAACCTCTGGTGCATATTTTACAGCTAATGCTGTAGTAGACAAAACTGCGGCGGGTACTTTTATCCCCGAAATTTGGTCGGATGAAATTATTGCCGCTTACCAAAAGAACCTGAAGATGGCTCCCCTTGTCAAGCGTCTGTCAATGACCGGCAAGAAGGGTGACGTTATTCACATTCCTAAGCCTATCCGTGGTTCAGCTAACGCTAAGGCAGAAGCTACCGCAGTAACTATTCAGGCTAACCTTGAGTCAGAGTTGACTGTCACTGTAGACCGTCACTTTGAGTACTCGCGTCTGATCGAGGACATTGTAGAGGTACAGGCTCTGTCTTCTCTGCGACAGTTCTACACTGAAGACGCTGGTTACCAACTGGCTCTGCAAGTTGACACTGACTTGATTAACGCCGCTACTGGCTTTGGTGACGGTACTCGTACTCAGTCCCCTGCTAACACTGGCGCTAACTGGGTAAACAGCAACAGCTACTACTTCAATGCCGCCGCTGGCCTTGCTACGTATGCCGCTGACACTGTTACCACTGGTGACAACTTCACTGACCTTGGCTTCCGTGAGGCTATCAAGCTGATGGACGATGCTGACGTACCTATGGATGGACGAGTTCTCGTAATTCCTCCTGCTGTTCGTAAGTCAATCATGGGCATTGATCGTTACGTGTCTTCTGATTTTGTTGGTGGCCGTGGCGTTGAGTCAGGTCTGATTGGTAACCTGTACGGTGTGGACATTTACGTGTCTAGCAACGCTCCTGTTATCGAAGCGGCGGCTCAGAACTCTGCGTCTACCGCCGACACTCGTGGTTGCTTGTTCTTCCACAAGGATGCTTTGGTAATGGCAGAGCAACTGGCTGTACGCTCTCAGACTCAGTACAAGCAGGAATACCTGTCTACGCTGTTTACGTCTGACACGCTGTACGGTGTTGAGACTTACCGTCCGGAAGCAGGATTTATCCTCGCTGTTTGCGACGAGTAAGATACTCTCGGGGGTCGCAATGGCCCCCTTTTATTTAAACGTCTTGACGACAGGGCGATTAACTAAAAGAATAACAGGATAGCCTTATGTCTAATTATACAAAGTCAACAAACTTTACGACTAAGGACTCTTTGCCATCAGGTGACGCTAATAAGGTTGTCCGTGGTTCTGAGTTTGATACTGAATTTGATGCTATTGAAACTGCGGTTGCCACAAAAGCAGACTTAGCTGGTCCTACGTTTACAGGAACAACTACTATTCCTACTGCTGACATTAACGGCGGTAATATTGACGGAACAACTATAGGCGGTTCTTCAGCCGCCGCAGGAACTTTTACTGACTTAACGGCAAGCGGTACTCTAAACTTATCTGGTCTTAGCGTAACATTTGCACAGCTTGACGCTGGGGCAGTTACTTTATCTTCTGAAACTTTTTCAGAT